CTTAATTTCGCTTTTAACGCGTTTTTCGTAATCATTGATAACCTGACTACCGATTTTATCTACAGTGAGCAGTGGGCGAAATCTATCGATAATAGCCTTGCTTTCAGTTGCAGGCTTACCTGCTAATGATGCGATATCGATTGAATAGGTCTTGTTATCGACTTTGATAGCATCTTTTGATATTAACTGCTTGATAAGTTCAATGTTGATAACCTTGAGATTATTCATGTAGGCATAGTGCCACTTTTGCGCACTCTGGGCTAACGCTTGCTTGACATCCATTAGGAGTCGTTCAGGTACTTTGCCCGCTACTTGCTGCACTACTTTAGCAATCTCTTTTTCAAGAATATCCTTTGACCAATTCTCATAATACGATTTGACGATTAAAGCTTTAATCTTACTTGTCGCATCCGTTACTGTGAGTACTTGGTTCTCTGCAACATTCTCTTTGGGTGATACGATTTGTCTTGGCTCTGCCATAAGCGTTTATTCCTTGAAGATTTCTTTTAAGGTTTCGAGGTCTACTCGCTCGTAGGTATAGCCATCTACTGTAGTACCTGCTCTGATAAAGTAGCATTCTTCCTCGTTTAAATAGACATTGCCATTAATCCTGATAGATTTTGGCGCATAGAACAATGTTTGTGTTTCATTCATTACATACTCATGGGATACCCAGTACTCCTCGAAGCCTAGTATGCATAAGCCACTAAAGCAAACTTCCATCTGAACAGGTGTTTCAAACTCTGTCATGCTTTCATATGGCGGTGATGAACCAACACAACCGATAAGCACTAAGGTTAAAAACAACGTTAATACAATTAAGATTTTTCTCATTTGTTACCTCCTTCCGGCTGATCCGGATTTAAGATGTTGTTCATGGATAAAGCATCAGGGTTATCAATACTCAAGTTCTGCTCAAGTTTGATAAGATCCGTGATTTGTTCAATTTCTTTTTGAGTTTTGCCAAGAGGAGCGAACACTTGCTCAACAGCTGATTTGATATCCGTTAAGCCATAGCTCTTAGCCTTGCCCCAAGTGTCAATCCGCTCATTGGTATTGGCTTTGACGTAATCTGGGAATTGAACACGTACATTGCAATTTGTGAAGTCGATGTTCATATCATCAAGTCCTGGTTGTTTGACGCCAAGATATCGTTGCATCCATGTATTGAACTCAAGAGTGCCAAGCAGCATATCGTTCATGAAAGGCTCCCACAATTCGAGTTTCTCTTTGCGAGTGTCGATGGTTGCTTTCTCACGTTCTTGCTGTGACTTCTCGCTAGCTGCGATAGATTCAAAACCAGGAATGCTTATAGATGATGGCGATATTCCCATGATTGTGCAGACGTTACCAACTTCAAGACGCCATTTAATGAGTATTGAATCTGACTTATCTTGGATCTGAGTGACTTCAATACTTGGTGGTGTAGTTCCTTGATATTGGTCTTTATCAAATCTACCAACAACAACATTGGTTCTGAATGGATCTCTCGGTAGCAACTTACCTTCATCATTCTTTGGTAAGTAACTATCCGGTATTGATTGAGTTGATTTGTTGTTTCTGACTTCAGATGCATTCTCGCTATAAAGTTCATCAAGAATGTGATATGAACCAGTGCAACCTGCATAATCGCTTTGACCGTAATGAGATCCTGGTTCATCACGATTAGGCAGTTTGTTAGGTTTCTCAAACGCAAGCATACGTTTAAGGTCAGGAAATGAAAAGGCTTCGAACTTAAGATGCCTTGTTAATTCAGGACAAGTTGCCGCCCATTTCTCAAACGGTATGATTGTTTCTTTTGATTCGTCCGTGACGTCATAAAGCAAATAATCAATGACTGCATCGCCGACTTCAACGTCTTTGGCAATACCATTAACTTTGAATTGATTGTAATACTTTATTTTGTCTTCGGTTCGGCACGTTGAATAAACTTCATCTAGGCGGTACTTCTTCGAGCCTGCGCCACCATCTTTTGCATACCATTGATGAAAGATGATTGCGGTTGTATGGCCACGTTCTTTAACAACCTCAAAGAATCTACGGTCGCCTTCTTCTAAGATTGGATAAGGAGTAATGCCTAAGTCGTAAGCGAGTTTATAAGCAATATGACCGCTCCATGACTCGTCTTGTGCGCCTGCCATGAGCTTTTGATGGAACTGCATCTTAGGAAACAAAACGTCCGTTAGCATCGCTTTTATGCGCCCAGACTCCTTCTCATCAACCTTGTCGGTAATCTTGCCATCAACATCTTTGGAATAGACCTCAACGTCAATCTCATAGCCTTGGCCAATAACAATCTTTGCCATCTTACTTGAGAACACACCGGGTAATCCTGTATGAACCATAATGTATTCAGGCGGTGCTTTCTTCCAAAACTGATTGAGGTTTACATCTTCGCTAATGACATGACCTGTATCATTGGTTTTGAAAAATTGTCTGATAATATTCTCATCGCCGATGTACCAAATGAAGTACTCGGTTAGTTTGTTGATCATTCGCTTGGTTGTGAAATACTGCCCCGCAACCTTTTGAAATCTTGGCTCTGATGTAAGTTTGTGATCCAATCTACTCAATCCTTCCAGCAGCTTTTTATCGTAACGGTTATGTGCTGCGTTCACAACCGAGTTATAGATGTTTGAAAATATGCTCATTATGCCACCTTCCGTTCGGAAGCTTGGAGTAATGCTTTCATGTGTCTTGTGATAGCGTACTCAATAGCGTCCATGATATCGTTCATAGCTAAGTTGTTATCCTCACGTTCTTTGCCTTCCTTACCTTTAACCCACGTTGATGATTGGTAGGCTTGGAATCCTTGTATTGCTTTGTTGACATCGAAGAAGCAACGGCCACGGTTGAATAGTACGATTAGCAAGTCGATACGTTCCTTGATGGTTGCCTTGTAACTTGGAACGACAGGATGGCCACCGTTGATTTGTGGAACATTCTGCAAGTCCTTAATGTAGTTACCTTCAGCACTATCAACGAAGATGCCCTCGATACCTTTGCCTTGATGCTTAGCAAGGAACGCTTTCAGTAACTCGGTCTTTTGCGTGTAGCCTACTAGCTTGCGCCCATCCTTCTCGGATTCAAACACGAACAGGTCAACAACGCCGCAATACTTGTAATCTTTCTCAAAGCCGATTAACGCGAATACGTTATGCGCTCGGTTCTCTGCGATGTCAACGCCGATAGCGTAATGACTGAACAGGTACTTAGGTTTGCCGTTAGCATCTTTAGCGTTCACATCAACCAAGAGTTCAGTTGTCATGTAATCAGCAAATATCATGATGCCCCACTTGCCACGCTCGCCTAGTATCTTGGTTTTGTGGTAGTAAGAGCCAATTGGGAATTGATTACGCAATGATGTTTTCATCTTTGGAGTCAAGATAGGATTATCGTTGAACGTCCAATGAAAGTAATAGTAGCCTCTCTTTTTCTTTGACTTGTCCATCTCTGATCGAATGGATGCAGGGCAATTGCCGATGATAACGCACTTGTTGATGATGTTCTGATACAGTGGCAACTGTGGATCATCGCCGTTAAGAGTCAATATGGTTACTGGATGCTCAGTTGCTCCTTGACGACCAAGTGATTCGTTAATAAACATTTCGTTGGCGATGTTGGCTTCATCGATCATGATTATCTCAATGTCTTTACCAAGTATTCGTTTCCACTTAGCTGCATCGGCATAACCTGCAATGATGATCTCTTTATCGGTACCATTAACTTTGATAAGTAACCACCGATTTGTGCCTTATCGTATTGGTATCCATCCGGTTGAATAGAAAGTAACCCCATCTTTGCTTCTAGTATGTTTGTTCTGACTGCGTTGTAATCTTCTGCGGCTATCATGGCGTATTTGGCAGTCATGGTATATTTGATAAGCAAATGAACTAACTCAACGCCAGTGACTGATTTTGCGCTTCTGATAGTACCTTCAAACACGATGAGTCTTGTATCTTCTCTCATGCCAACGGCAAGAGCATCTAATATCTTTGGACTAAACTTCATTTCAGGCACTGCTGTCTTTGTTACAGTTCCGTTATTCAGTGATGGCATCGTTGTCTACCTCCTGTTCGTAATCTTCAGGTTTAACCACAGGAATCTCAACAGCTCGATTACTTAATGCCTTCAATAGTTTTTCATCAGTCGATACAATTGGGTTAACATCTGGAGTTGTTGACGGAACACTTAATAGATCAACGTATAACTTTGTTGCCTCAATGCTATCTCTTATCGATATTGCCCTCTTGACAATAATCGGTTTAGTTTTTGTGACTGTCTTACCTTTTGTTCTTGTCGTTGTTGTTTGCATCACGACAACCTCTTCTTTGAGTTCACCACGAAAACCTAATGTCATACGGCGCTTAGCTTCTTCAACGGATGCCATGATGTCTTTGTCTTGTTCACCAAGAAGAAACTTTATGTATGCGAGAACTTCTTGGTTCTTTGTGAGCTCAGTTCCTTGCCAACTAGCAGAGTTGGCACTATAACCCGCGCGTATCGCAGCTTTGGTCTTATTACCCTCAATGACATAGTATTCGGCGAACTTCCGCTGCTTGAATGTCAACCCCTTCAATACGCCAGTCTTAAATTCAGCAATATTTGAAGGCTTAGGTTGTTTTTTACTCGACATAAACCTCCACCACCTGTAATTTCTTAAAGATTGAAATATTTCCTAAATCTTCCAAAGAACCCTCAAGATCCCCCCTAAAAGACTTTTAAACCATAAACCTAAAGACAATCCCCCACCCCTCTTTTAAAGCTTCTTACTTGCTTTTAGAAGATGGAAGAGTTAGGAATTAGAAACCTTTAAAGCATAAAACAAAAAGAGAGTTCCTGATTAAAGTACTCTCTTAGTTAGTAACTACGTCTTTTAAAACAAAACAGTATTTATATAATATAAGTACTAAATATATAGTACAAGCAAAATGGCAGTAGCAACCATATCAGATCGTTTCCGCTCGATTTAATATGATTGCTTCTTAGGGGAAAGAAAGGAGATAAAAATGAAACCTTTAAAACCATAAAACAAGAAAAGATAAAAAAGGAAATAAAAAGTAGGCAAGTGTTCACTACGCACTAACCTACACTATTATTTTAACACGAATAAATTGCTATCAACTGCCGAGTTACTGCCTTATGCAACACTAACAAGCATTTTGTTGATTTCAACCTTTGCGTGCCATATTCGACTTAGACTGTAACCTAGCTCATGGGCGATTTCATGATTTGTTTTTCCTTCAATCCATCCGGCTGTGAAAACCTTCAAGTTAACGTCATCAAGCTGCTTCGACTTCTTTATGATGGATCGCTTTAAATCATCAAGCGTTTCACTCCATGACTTCAAGTTCGTTTTGTTAATATCAATTGCAATCCTTAAAGCACTGATACGTTCTAAGACTTGCATATCCGGTACCTTGATAGCAACACCTGGCATTGAATCATAAACAATCGCTCTGACATTCGCAGGGCCACTCTTGATAACAAGTGTATCTAATTCCTTTTGTAATGCCTCAAGCTGCTTCTCAATGCTTTCAACATACAGTTTAGTGGATTGGTATTGCTGATAAAAGTTCTTGCTTGTAGTGATATCTCTTAACGGTGGTCCAAAGATGTTTAGCACTTCCATGACTTTATCCTCGATTCGTTAGATTTTATATAGTTGTAATTAGCGATGATACGTTGATCCATAAGATGCTCACGATATTTAGCAAGCCTTTTTTGCTCACGCTTCAGCTTCAATTCTTTATTCCTTTGCTTGTTTCGTTCTAATGCTTTATACATTCGGTCAAAGTGTTTTGGCATTATTTAACCCCCTCGTAGAAGCGAGCGATGAGGGAAACTGTGCGTGGATTTGGGTAACAATGAAATTGTAAACCGCCTTTATCATTAAGTTTAACCATTTCAGAACCATCGAAAAAATAAAATACACCATCTTTGAAATAACCCCCAAAATCAATATCATTCAATATCGCCTCACAAACTTCATCGGCAGAAGGAACGTGCAACGCTTCGGCTATCGTGTCAAGTTCTTGCTCAATATCAATGTTCGTATATGCTTGAACGTTCTTGATAATACGTTCTAACGCTTGTAGTGGTGTCACTCTATCGCCTATTTTAAACATTTTATTCCCCATCTAACTGTTGGTCTAACATCTCAAGTAACGTTTCGATCCGTTCACTTTCAATGTTGATTTCGTTTTCATAAGCGTATAAATAATCGGTTAATTCCTCACGACTGCATGATTGCGTTGCATATTCCACTACAAGAATATCGTATAAGATTTGTTCTAATTCATTTGTTCTTAATCGTTCATTAAATATCTCGTCATACTCATTAAACCAATAACTTAAATTAAGCATTAATTCTTCATCGGTTACAAAATGTAATTCCTCGCACACTTTGATTGGTAACCCTTCGTTATCGTAACCCATTCCACAATGATAATAAAGTGTAGTATCGTTAATTTCGGCTTGAACATATCTATCATTTAATGCCCTGTAAACATCATAAACATCTTCGGTTGCATTCTCGGTTGTTGTCGTTTCTGTGGTTGCTGTGGTAGTCGCATTATCGCACCCCACAAGCATGAACACCATTAAGACCGTCAGTGCTAATAAAAGTTTTTTCATCATTTCCTCCTATAACGCCTCTTGGCGTATTATTTTTGTGAACGCTATGTGCGTTTGTTTCCTTAATTCCTCGACTGTCATCGTCGGTCTTGGTTGCTGTGAAACGTATATCGTTGTTCGCTTGCCGTTGGGTAGTTCGACCAGCGTGGTTATGTTGTAGGGCATGAATGGAAACCTTCTGGTGCTATGACTTTTTGGTAACTTTGAGGCGCGCGAGTTAAACCGAAATCTTGCACCGTCATCGGCTTATCTAACATCTCGACTTGCGTGAGGTGTAGGGCGTAAAGTGGTTTTCCTTTGCCGTAGATAGTTACTTCGTTGTCGGTTAAACATAGTTGCTTTAATAATCTTGGATATGTTGTATATATAAACTCGTCATGGAAACAACCTTCTATTAATTTGATTTCTTCATACCCGTCCACCACGCACTTTGCGACTACGAGGCCGTTGACTGCATAAGACTTTGAATAGTTAAGTTCTTTATTGTTCAGTAGCCAACTTCCATTTCCGTGTGGCCTTAAATAACTGTGGCTCATACCGTATGGTTGAAATGAGAGTTCTTCGTGTCTATTTTTCCCCTTCGTGCAGTAAACCCACATGACGACTTTCTCGCCTTTGTCGATGGCTTCTTTCATCTCACGAGGTATGCGTGTGCGAAGCTCGTAGGTCTTATCTTTGCGTGCGATATTTAAGACGTGTTGAGGATGGATCGAGTAGTGGTAGTTTAATGCGTTCATTCCACTAACCCCCTTAATTTCTTTGCGTATATGCGTTGAATTACCAAATCGGCTATTAAAATAAAAGGCCACATAATAACACATATTGCTATAACCAATAAACTAATATCAAGCCATATTCCTTCGTTTACAATAATAAAAATTATAAAAAATGGTATTAAAATCATTGTATAAATAATCTTGATAATATTCCAAATCTTTAAAAGTTTCACTCTATCAGCCCCCTTAATTTATCGATAATAGATTTTGTCTGTTCTACGATGTAACTTGCGTATGTTCCGACAAACTTCGCAATATCTTCGCAATCGTAGTTGTCTTTATCAAGTGTCATCTGTTCAATGATTGCGTGTGTTATTTCGTGAGCTAATGTGTTAAACTCCGCTTCAGGCAACTGACCATCAGCAACGATAATTTCTTGTGTTCTATAAAGGCATGAGCCAAGATTAAAATGATTTCCGTTAGCTAATGCCGAGTAGTCCTTTGGAACGAATAGCACCGTCCATTTAACGTTATAAATATCGATTGTTAATTGTTTCACTCTACCAATCCTTTCAATTTCCCCATCACAATCTCTTTCGTGTTACTGCCTGACTGCGTGAGTAGAGCGATACAGTCGGTTAGAGTGGTGTGAATGTTATCGATGTATTTATTAACTGTGTCTATTTGGTCACATACCCATTGATTTGAATTCGGATTATTATAACCATTTAAGCTCATTGGTATATCAGATATAAAGTCAGTAATTAAGTCCATTGCTTTTTCTGCTTTTTTTCCGTTCACTTCGATTCCCCCTTAAGCCCTTTTAGGGCGGTTAATTTAATAACATGAGAACATCTAAAGGCACAACTTTGATGTTTGTTTTCATCAACAATATGATATATTTTAAGTTGATTAAAAAATGAATTGCCTTTTCTTAAAACCCCTGTTAAAACAGTCTTATCAAACAAAACCACTTCTACTTGCGTATCAATATGTTTTTCTAATTCAGTTCGTTTCATTCTTTCCCTTCTTTCAGCCCTTTTAGGGCGGTTAACGCTTCACATAAAGCACCACTGCGACTACGATAATAAGACCGTTCTACTTGTCCTGTTGCTGTATCAATTTGTGTATATTCTTTGTTTAATTTCTTTTCCACAACCTTGATAGCGTCATCGAGGGTGGGTTGGGTGATAGTTTTTTCTAAAAGTTCATAATCTTTAGTGAACTCGTCAATCATTTCTTTTTGTCGTTCAGGTCTAACTTTTCTATATTCTTTAACCCTTAAAAAATTATGGTCAGACTTAATACGTTGTAACGCTTCAATCGCTTTTTCTTTTGAGGTCATTCTACTACCTCATAAGTTTTCTCAAAGATGTCAGGCTTGCATGGGTAGAATTCGCCATTAACTCCACGAATGATAAAGTCGCCTTTATTTGCTTTCATTTCCCCTTCGAGTGTTTTAATAAGAACTGTTACGACAGGTGCGCCTTTTCCAACTTCCCATGCTAAATCATTGATTTCTACGGTGATATTCCCTTTACCAAATTCTTTAATTTCATAAGTATTTAATCCATTCCATTGTATTGCTTCGATTACTACTGGTCTTTTACGATATTTCATTTCTTTTCTCCTTCTTCCGCACGTTGCGGATCGGTCGGTAAGTCGTTGATGAATTAACTAATCTTTACGAGTTTAGCTTCGTATAGCCTTGCTACAGTTTCAAAGTCTTTGATTGTAGTAATTTTCGAAATATGGATGTCGTAGCCGATAAAAGCAATGTTGCCATTAGTCCATGTTCTACCGTAATCAAGTTTTACAAAGCCGTAGGGCTTAAGGTCACGCTCTAATGAGGTTAGTTGAATCATTCTATTAATCCTCTTAACACTTCTGCAAAAACATCAACGACAATTCCGTTTCCAGCTTGCTTATATAACTGCGAATTGCTACATACTTGGCTTGCTTTTTCAAAGTATGTATCATCAAATAATTGGTAACCATTTTTGTATATACCCAATGGTCTTGATATTCCCATCAACCTCCAACATTCCCGGGGAGTTAATTTTCTAATCCGAAGTTTTTCTTTTACAACATAGCAACCATCAGTTCCAACATGGCCACAACTTGTTGTCAATGTTCCAACAACTTCATTAGATTCAATAATGTTTTTATCAATATGTTTTTGTGTGGTATCAGAATATACAACAACACCAACATCATCACAACTCGTTTTTAATGTTTGTATCATGCCTTTTTGTACCACACCGCGTTTTTGATGTGGTCGGTTAATATAAACCCCATCACCGTCATGTGCTTCAGCAAATCCTTTTTTTGTCGCTTCTGGAATTAATATACTAGGCATAAACCCGGTAGTTATAGCTGTTGATATACCATCTGCATCATAAATTCTATCTTGAATGCTTGGTTGCTTACCATCAATTTTTGGATTTATACATATCGGTTCAGCAATTTTTGGTTGCCTATTGCCGCCACCCATTGTATTGATCGTTGGCGATAAACCTTCTTTTGAATAAACACGTCCACTTTCTTCGTGTTTTCCAGCGAGTTGTGCAACTACAATTATGCTCGGGTCTTCAATATACCCCATTGCATATCCATGATTGCCCGCACACAAAGTCGGTGCTATACCTTCACTGTTATAAATCTTCCCCCCTTGTGAACTATCGTTAGATGTTTGACCAACAACGATAATACCCGGTTTGATTTCATTATTTTTACTTTCTAAAACACATTTAGGGTCTTTATAATCTCTTGCGCATAGTGTAGGGCAAATATCATCACCACTAGAAACTATACTGTCATAATTTCCAGTTCTAAATTGAGTTTTCTTCATGTGTGAAATTTTGCTCTCACTAACATAATATTTTTCATCTACTAATGGTTCGAGATAATCTTTTAACCGGGTTTTTAATTGAAATGGTATTGGAAATTCATATTGTGGGTCTGGGTTATTTTTCGTTCTTAAAATTGATACCATAAAAACTCTAGCGCGGTTTTGAGCAACTCCAAAATCCTTTGAATTTAATACTTTGACAAAATTTTTATAATCCATGCTTTCAAGAATCATAAATAATTCTTCAAATCCTCTTTTGAATTTTTTTTGAATTAAGTCAACTACATTTTCCATTACAAGAACAAGTGGTTTTTTTTCAGTTGCTTGAAGTAAACGTGTTATTTCCCACAAAAGTCCCGATCGTGTTCCTATTGATAACCCTTTTTGTTTCCCAACTTTAGATAAATCAGTACAAGGAAATGAGTAAGTAAATATGTCGCATTGTGGTATGTAAGTCATTTTCGTGATGTCACCATAATTCGGTGTATCTCCGTGCATAGCCATGTAGGACTGAATAGCGTATTTGTCTATCTCGCTTATACCTACAATATCGTGTTTTACACTAAGCAAATTTAAGCCCATACGTTGGCATCCAATACCTGAAAACGTTTCACACATTTCAATTTTTTCACCACTTTTAAAAATTTTTTTATGGGTTTGAATATGGATAGGTTCTTGAATCCCTAAATCAAATATGCTTATTGTTTCCATTTTTTCCTCCTAAGATTCTAACTTGCTTTTCTTCCTGGTTTAACTTCACGGACTTTCACATTCTTGTTGTTGCTTAAAATGATTGTCTTTTCTTCTTCAGTTTTGTGGATGTCGTACAAGACGCCTTCAGTTGACATTAAAGCAAGTAGTTTGTCATTGAACTCTTTCTCAACATCGGAACTAAACACAAAACTAATGGTGATACCTTTTGAGTTTGAACGTTGGTTAATCATTTTTGACACCATTCCATTCATCGATCCATTCTTGAGGAATTTTGCAATTGCACTGAACTCTCTTAATAATTTCTTTGCCGAGCGCTTCCCTGCGAATGCCGATGACTTTCTTTTCCCATTCTTCACGCGAAATAAGTTCACTTAAATTATCGAGATTTAATTTTTTATTACTTGGGGATGATGTATCTTTTTCTAGGCAACTAGCATTAACTACAAATTCATAACCTAAGAAATCAATTACAAGATATTTTTCAGCATCAATATCGCTCAAATTTTCTTTGATAATCACGCTAGGAACCGCCATATCTTTGTAATTTTCGCAATTTTCTTTTATAATTACTTTGTCACCCGGTTTAAATTCGCCGCCATAGTAATTAACCGGTTTTTCCGAACTGGTTACAAGTTCAATGTCGCATTCACGAACTGAAATATAATAATCGTTTTCAACGTTATAAACATCAATATTTTCAATGTATATTTGCTTAACAATAGCCTCTTTGCCGATATATTTTTCTTTTACACCGTATTTAAGTGCACTTTCTTTTATTCTCACTCTATCGCCTATTTTAAACATACTCACACCCTCAAAGCCATTTGACCTTGTTCCGTTTCAATAAGCGGTACTTCGTCAACTTGTGGCTTCCTTTCTCTTATAACGTGCTTTTTAGGCTTGCTAGCCTCTTCTTTAAGTCTTGCCTCTTCAGTAACCATGACATCTTTTAAAAACGCTTCAAAGACCGGATTATCATATTTACCAAGTGACAATTTGTACTGTCCATCATTCTTGCGTTTAAATCTTTGACAACCTAAACGATAGAAGATTGAACGAGCGGTTGATTCCATCTCAGCTTCGTATTGATCCATCGCATCTGTCTGATCGAAGAACGGATGCATATACCCCTCTTTAGTTGAGATGATGTATTTCATCGACTTATCAAGCGATATTTCAAGAACGATATTGCGCATCTTGGTGTCGAGTGATTTTGTGAAGTCACCAAAGAAGTGCTTACACAATTCTTCAACAGGTACTCCTCTACCTTGACGAGCAATAATATAATCTTTGACAGCATACACGATTGGTTCGTGTCTGATGGTATCTTCTGATTCTAAATATTCGGCCATGGGTTTAACCCTCCGGTTCTTCGATTTTTGTTTCAGTTGCTTTTTGATCAATTTCCATTTGAACCATCCGGCCTTGAACCGCTGCTATGACACGTATAGTCGCTTCAGCATCTCTTTTCTTTTCGCCACCGGATTTTTGGCCACTGTATTTTTTAACGAGGTCATCGCCTTTTTCTTTAAACTCTTGAAGTTCTTTTGTGAGTTGATTCCACATTTTCTTGTAGTCCATTATGAAATCCTCCGAGCGTTAATTGTGACCATTTTATTTTTGATTTTAATTTTTGGTACTCGGCCCTTGTCTAATTCCGCTTGATATTCTTTGAATTGCTCTTTGAGTAACGCGACAACAGGCGGTACTTTTTCTTTTGGATGTCTTGCGAGGTGATTTGCTGCTTCAAGTTCGATCGTAGCGATGATATCAGATGTTTCAAAATTCGTATTACTAGCTTGCATGATGTTCCTCCTAAGATATTTGGTCTGAGATATATTTATCTAGCCATTCAATTTTTACATCAGGTTTATCAATTTTACCGTTACCGGATTTTTTAATTTCACGCTCTGCTTTATATTCTTGCTCCCTAATTTCCCAAGCAATCAGATCAGCAGCCCAGTCTTTAATTTGAATGTTGCCATTCGTAACCCATCCAACTGATTCTCGTTTATTAAAATATGCTTCAGGGTCAGTAACAAAAGGTACTTGAGTTCCATCAACCAAAACTCTTTTTTTAGAAATGAAATCAACAATATCTTGAAGAGTTGGGCGTGTGGTTTCCCCACTCCTTTTAAGTACTTCTTCTTTATATTCTTTACTTCTTATATTCTTAGTTGTGGTTGTTTGTTGGTTGTTTGTTGGCTGTGTTGTTGGTTGTTTGATGGTTTTTTTGATGGTTGTTTTGTTGGTTTCTATATCTTGATAAGTCGCCCAATTTAGCACCGTAATGATGGTTGTTTTGTTGGTTGTTTTGATGGCTATTTCTTTTGTGTTTTGAAGGTTGAAAATTGAACGTCTTATTTGAGCCCTAGAAAGGTGTAATTCTTCCGATAAAACAGTAGATGAAGTGACAAAACTTCCAGCTTCAATTAAGGTGCCTTTCCATTTTTTATCTTCATAATTTGCTTTGATTAAACAGTGGATAAACAACCTCATTGTGTTAGGGTCTTGGTACCATTCCCAATCAATTAATTGGCGGTAAAGTTTAACGTATCCCGGAACCATACCACCTTACACCCCCATCTTTTTGACACGCAGCTACAGGCTTTCCTGTTTGCTTTGCGACTGATTCAAGCATTAAATCCTCGTTTGAGTTTCCATCAGATAAATGCATTAAGTAGATTGCTTTTGTCTTGCTAAGGTTTAAACCACTCAACGTTAGCAATGTCGTTCTTAAACTCATGTGAGCGTTAGCGGTTCTTTTTGCTCTTTCATCAGCGTTTTCAAGGAGTATCTCTTCGTTATGATTACACTCAATCATGATGTGGCTAAAGGTATAATCTTTGAAGTTGTACTCGATATATTTAGAGTCGTTGATGAATAACAACCGCTCATTACTTTCATAATCATAAACAATAAATCCGTATGATCCAGGGCAGTCGTGTTCAACTGGGAATGCCCATACTGAAAACTCGGTGCCTCTGATAGAATCTATTCTGACTTCTTCCCAAGCGTTGATGATTTGGCGATTGCCATTGATTCTCGCCGCTCTCAATGTTTCTTTAGAAGCGTAAACAGTTGTATATGTTGATACAATCGGAGCTGTTATCGAGTGATCACCATGTTGGTGAGTCACAAAACATCCATTGAGATTACTAAGAAGTATTCCATGTTTTAACATCCTCGTAACGAGGAGGGGTTTTTTTAACCCCGCCTCTAAGAGAATGACTGATTTTGAATTACGAATTATATATGCGTTGCCGGCCGATGAGCTAGCGAGTGTAATGATTTCCATGTGTTCGGCCTCCTTTCAATTTACAGGCTTGGACGTTGTGGTTTTTGTGTGGCTGGTTGTTCTTTTGCACCTTGTTGTTCAAACAAACTCGTTTGACCTTCAGGAACTTGATCAACAATGACTGGTTCTTCGTGAGGTGCGCCGCTTGGATTTAAAACAGGCGCATCAACCTTTGCGGTTTTTTCTACTACTTCTTTTTTTACCGACTCAACGACCTCACCGGTATTTTCGAATTCATCAGAGGTCGTGCGATTATAAGATTCTGATACATCAAGGTTTGAATCGTCTGAAGCGTTGATGAAGTTCTTAACTCCACGTCTGATGACTGTACGTTTAGCCATCTCTTGTGGGAAGTCTTTTTGAACTTGACCACTGTTGGAACGTTTATTCCATGAAGCTTGAATCTCTTTCATGGTCATAACTTCGTAATACGCTACACCATCCTTGATGATGATTGAGTAAGCGCCAGTAATATCGTTGTCACGATTTTCAAACTTGGTTTCATGAGATTCAACAATAATTCTTCCGGATTTTTCTTGTTTAAGAACCACATTGTCGCCCTTGTAAATTACATTTGCGAATACTTCAGTGATTCCAGGCACTGCTCTTTTGAGTACTGCTTGGTCGCCAAAGTATGAACGATCTAAGCAAAGTTTGTTTCCGCGAGCGATGAAGTAACATTGTTTCTTTTGTGGATTAAGACCTTGCACTACCATATCGAATAATGCATTTGCGACAGTGTCGGGAGTACATACTTGCAAAGCATTTTTACCTTCCTTATCGGTTACACCTTGTAAGATGAGGTATGCGCTTTGTAGTGCGTTTTCCGCTGAGTAGTTAGGTGGTACAACTACACGTTGTTGTTCCTCGAGCGCTCTTACACGACTCATGACTTTGTCAGCAATCGTTTTTTCTACGAATGCGACTTGGTTTTCAGGTTTTACTACTGAATCCATTTTTTCTTTCCTCCTATTTATTAAGCGACAGTGCCGCTAGTTTTTGTGTCGTCTGAAGCAATGAATGCGATGACTTGAGAGTCATTACTGAAATTACGATTGGCCTTGGTAATGTGTTCAACATCATCCATCAGCACTGGAAAGTTAATTAAGTTCTTTGCTCTGCGCAAGTTCTCGATAAGGCCTAAACCTAAGAAGAACTTTGATGCAGTGTTCGTTGTTTCGAATGGTGCGCCATTCTTATCCATGATGGTACAATCAGGATCCCAAGAGTCGGCTTTGATATTTTCTTTGACTAAACGAATGGATACGTTAGGGAAACTTGCTTTAAGACGAGCATCCATGATGGCAAGCCATGTCTTACTGTAAAGCGTGAGTGCATCTTCTTTGACTTCAAGGTCAGCGACGGCTTTATCAATAACGGATTTTGAACGTTCTTTTTCGGCCTTTTCTTTAACCTTTTGTTCAGTGATGCGATAAGTGGTAACGGTTTGTTGCAAGGTTTCACGTTCAGCTTGAAGTTTTCTGATTTCTTCATCGATTTTTACAGTGTCTGCTGATTCCATTTCAGCATCCTTTAAAGCGTTTTTAGCAGCTTCGATTTGTTCTCTGATGGCATTTGTCGTATCACTTTCAGGTGCGCTATAACGGATGGCTTGTTTCTTAGTCGAGATATCATCATTGACTTTATTGATATTATCTTCAAAGCCTTTAATGATTGAACGTTGTTCGGATTCTTGTTGATTTAGCGATGGCAATTTTGCCTTACGATCATCGATTGCTTTTTGATAATTTTCAAGTTCAACCTTGATTTGAGCAATTTTGTTTGAAATATCGGTGAGTTCTTTTGACTGCCAAGCGTTGAATTCTTCTTGAGCAACCTTGTTTGCTTGAGTATTAATATCTTGACCACAATGAGGACAAGCAGTCGCTTCAAGTGGTTTATATTTTTGGTCTGCAACTTCATCCCATCGAGCCAACTTGACATTTGCATCGGCTTTCTTGGATTCAATAATTCTTAAATCATTGGAATTGTCTTGATTGATTTTGTTTATTTCAACGAGGATTGAATCACGTTTTGTGATAGCGTTTCTCTTTGACTCATGGAGCGATGATACTCGAAGATTCATCTTTCCAATTTCATCATTGATTTCAGCGTTAGTCTTGTTGAGAGATGAGTTATCAGTTCCGATTGATTTGTTCAAGGATTGTTCTAAATCTTGGATGGATTGTTTAATGCTTTCAACCTTAGGATTTTTAATTCCCATTTTTGATGCTTTGAGGTTTGCTTCTTCGTTCATGGTTGATGTGATACGTTGAGCTGCTTTTGTAAATTCATCATCTGATACTGTCTTTTCAATGACATAACCATCGATTTGATTTTGAAGGATTGATTGTTCTTGCTTCTTTCCTTGCAATGCCGTTCTGATGGTTTTCTTTGCATTGTCAACATCCCATGAAGCGCTTCGAAGTTCAGGTTCAACCGTTCTTGTGATTGGTTCTTGAGTGAATATTTCGGTTGGGGCGATGGTACCGATGATTTCAGAGATAACTTCACGGCGTTTCTTCCAGTCCATAATTTGAGCAAAATAGAATGGATGTGATAGGATTTGGAACCATTCGATACTTGGAACTTCAAATAATTTCAATAAATCCTTTTCGTACTCTTGCAGTGATTTCTTTTGGGTGTTAATATAAGGTGTTGTTGTATGCCCGCTTAGCAATGCAACGGTGGATCCACGTGATGTTACCCAATCTTCCTTGTATTCTTTACGAAGGATGATTTCTGATGGATGTTGAGGATCGTTCCCATCCCAACCAGTGATGATGGTTAGTTCAGCAACCACCTTGAGTTTTGTGTCATGAAGCGGCTTCAATGACATTTGATCTGATGAACCAGAATACAGTTTGCCAGTTAAAATCCACATGATGGCATCGGCAATGGTTGTTTTCCCCCATCCATTTGGAGCTTGAATTTCATTCTTGTATTCGTTGAAGTCGATTGTTTCTTCCTTGAAATTGCGGAAGTTTTCTAAATACAGTGTTTTAAATCTCATAATCTTTCCCCTTCTGCGCTCGAATTTGCCTCGTAGCGCGTTTTTTATATTTAACGGGTAATCTTATTACCCTGTGGTGCCTTAATCGTTATGGTGCGGTGAAATTCGATGATTAATATAACTATTGAACTTCATTCGATATATTATCGATTTGGTTTTCAAAAAAAATTAAGGGTGACTCGTTTAAAAAGTTTGCTGCTCTAGCCGCTTCATCTACAGTAAAGTTTGATTTGCCTGACAACTTGTATTGAGCTGTTGCAAAATTACACCCTATTCCATCTGAAAATTGCTTGATAGTTATTCCTCTTTCACGAATTAAACCCTTAATTCTTGATGCGTTTGATTTCCATTTATTAGCCATTGTTACACCCCTCTTTCTTTGAAATACTCATTTAATACTTTGCCATTGGATGGCTTCAAGTTGTGAAATTTGCAATACTCTTTAAAGTCTTTAACTTCTTGTGAATCTTCACCGGTTAACGAATCGTGCATTAGATTGTTAAACTCGATGTCAATATCAAGTCCATATTCAATGCAATCTATAATATCGTCGTTTTGTTCTTTTAGTTGATTAGATACCAAGTCAGCAATGTTTGATGTAATCTTGTATGCTTCCTCAACGCAACCAAGTCTGATACTTGGTGGGTTATCAAGGTTTAAAGCCCCCTGTAAAACATTCATAGCTTGCTCTACATTGTCTAATAGTTCTTGTCTGATCATGACTTTACCCCCATTACGTTCCTAGTAAAATATGACTTAGCCTCATCATTCCATTGTTCGAATGGAACTGTCGCCTTTTTCATAAGGTCTTGAATTATCAATATCATATCCGGATTTCTAAAAACATGGATTCCATAAGTTGTGGGTTTCTTCATGTTGTGACCATTCATTTCAATATGAGCTTTTGCGCTTGATTCGGTTAAAAACATTTGTTCTCCTTTTCGAGCGTATTCACGATTGAATGTATACAGACGTGCATCCAGATCAATATATTTTATATAAAATTGGAGCAAATCATCGGCACAAGAAATGTCGTTAAATTCTTCTTCTAAATCATCTATCATTTCTTCGTCGTCAACAGTGCAATCTTTTGCTTCTTGTAATAATTCAGTAGGTTTTAAACTATCGTAGTAATACATTTCAGCCGCATTCGGTGAATAAATACCGATAACCTCTCCATCTTCTGAATTTACCAATTCTTCTTCAATAACGAGCAATGCATATGGAAATGCTGTGACACGATTATCTTGTGTTACATATTCATTTGCTATTTGTTCAATAGTTCTGTTCATTTTGTTTCCTCCTCAATAATCTTTTTTATTTTTTCCATTGAACGAATACTGTCGGTATCATAATCACCCTCATCCCAATTCTCAACAATGGCTTTGATTTCTGGATATTTTTTTACTGAATTTATAACATATTCATAAACAGCTCTATCAAAATCTTCATCCGGGTTAACGTCAATGAATCCAATAACTTCTTCTAAAGTATATGCAAATCCTCCAGACGTGCTTCTTACAACTTTGTTTCCCATTGTGATTCCTCCTATTATATTTCGATATTTTGTCTAATTGCATAATCGATTATATTACATTTTTCGATAATGTCAATAACTTTTCCGATATTTTATCTAATTTTTTACATTTAATTTCGATATTTAATATAATGAATCCAAAGTGTGGTGGTGAAATGAGAACACGAATTAGAGATTTAAGAGAAAGAAAAGGACTTACTCTTCAAGAGATAGCTGCTAAAGTTGATATGAACTTCCAGTCTTTATCTCGAATTGAACTTGGAACTCAAGACCCGTCAGCAATACACATTGTTAAACTTGCTGATTTTTTCGGTGTGACTACGGATTTTCTATTACATCACGAATCATTAACGCCACCTGTATCAGACAAAATCATCTATAAAGAACGTGATCTCAACTACCAATCAATAAAAGAATATATGTTTCGCGCACCTAAAGAAGAACTTATCAAGATTGCTGGGCTTATAGATGGATTGCTACAAAATGGATCCTCTACAAGCCATTACGTCGAGGGGGTGAATGATGGCTTAGAATATACCGTCACCCAAGACACACAAGAACTCAATCCGGTTTATACGAAGGACAAAGACGGCTTTTATATACCGCCACCCGGAGTTAAACCGGATGTTTTTATGAAACAACTTGAAGATTATTTAGAAAGAGAAAACAAAAAAAGCACCGCGCAATTGGAGTGGCGAGGTGCAGTGAGCGTTAATGGTGGCATTGAGAAAGGAGTTGACGATGCCACGCCTATTAAACTTTTAGAAGGTTCAATTACAAAAAGAAAAGACGGGCGATGGATGGGTCAATATTATGATCATGGAACCAAAAAGACCGTCTATGCGCGCAGCAAACTTGATGTGGTTAATAAAGTTAATGATTGCGTGCGGATTAGAAATCAAAACGCGGAAGCTGACCGTCGAGGAGTGGCTAAAAAGGCTACCTTAGCGGAATTTATCGATGTGTGGTTCGATGAATGGATACAAGCTAAGTCACGTTCAAAGCCTTTAAGCAACAATACAATTCAGAACGTACGTTTCACTTTATTCAAATACATTCATGAATCTAAGATATCCAAAAAGGCCATGGCCAAAATAACCGAATCAGACATTGATAAAATGATTGATGAAATACCAACTAAATCGATGCAAGCTAGAACCTTTGGATATTTAAAAGCGGTATTTGATAAAGCAGTCATAAAGAAAATAATTAAAGCATCGCCGTTTAAGTTCGTTGAGAAACGTGTTAGGCCTGCTCGTAAGAAGAAATACATACCCGATACCAAAACGCTTCATGAGTTCCTTGACTGGCTTAAAATTGAAGCGATTGACTGCTACTATCTTGGCAAGTTCATTATCGGTTCAGGTATGCGTATGGGTGAGGTGTTAGCTTTAACATGGGCTGATATTGACCTAGATAACAAACGTGCTTCAGTTAATAAGGCCTTTAGCCAAGCTGATAACGCAGTTGTGGATCATCCAAAAACCGATGCAGGCTTTCGAAACGCGCCACTCTTTGATGATGCAATCGAAGTATTAAAGGAAATACCGGTTAATAAAAATACTAACGAGATATTTTGGATGTTATCAAAAAGACATATAACGCACAGGTTTCCTGAAAAAGCCATCAAATATGGGTTACCACGTTTGCCTATTCATAATTTAAGACACTATTACGCCAGTTTATGCGCTGCAATGGGTGTCGATAAAAAGACTTACTCACTATGGATGGGGCATTCTGATATCGTTCAAACGGATGATTATACTCATAATTTATCTGAATTCGAACAAGAGCAAATCAACAAGATGGCTAAATCAAGCCATAAGAAGCATTAGCTTTTGACATACATTTTGACATACATTCGGAACTTGAAAAAGAAAAAACCGCCCAATAAAGGACGGTTTATTTTAATATTAAGGTGTAGCTAGTTTAATCGGTTGTTGCTGACGTTTGATAAGTTCTTCAGCTTCGGCCTTTACTCTAGCCTCATAAGCGATACGTTCGGCCTCAGCACGAATTTTTGATTCAGTTACTTCTCTATCGGCTTTAGCTTTGTCTTGCTCCGCTTTAATCTTGGTTGCTTTCTCTAAATCTCTGCGTTTGTTTTCTTCGTACGCTTCGACTTCCGCCTTTTCAATCTCGGCTTTCAACTTAGCTTGGATAAGTTTAAGTTCATCATTCTTTCTCTTCACTTCAGCTGCAAGTTCTTTCTTAACCTTAACACGATTTTTAATGTCGTATAAAGCATTACGGCGTTGTGATTCATTGGCCAGTGGTACTCGTTCTAAATAATCAGCTGCGAACATCCAACCACCCGCGAGGTTACTTACAACCATGAATAAGATATACATAATTTGCCCAAAGCCTTCTTTAAATCCAACTCCAACTTGATATGCAATCATGCCACCCATGAACGCAAATAACGCCTTTGAGAACATCTTTTTTGTTCTGCGCTTATTGATTAACCTTTTACCACTAACCATGTGATAGCGCGGTTGTGAACCGTTCTCAAGTGAGTCAATGCCGGATAATAAAGAGTTAGCATCAAGTTCGTCAAAGCCTTTAATATGACGATACTTTAAATCCTCATGGCGTTTTTTATCATTGATCGCTTCGTTTAAATCCTGGATGCGTTCATTGAGTTTATCGATTCTGCGTGTTCTAGCAGCAATCCTAATTTTCATAACCCAACGGAACGGCCATATTTTCCATAACCAAAAATACCGCTTGCCTTTAATTCGGTTACGCTTATTCTCAAGTTTCTTCGATTTATCAAGCCACTTGCCTTTAGCCCATTCAATCTTACGGTCAATGTTTAATTCATCGGTTGCATCATTGACAAGATCCGCATCGTCTTTTAACGGTTGCATCACCCATGCGTTTTTAGCGGGGTCGAATACTCCCTCAACGATGTCATGGCATTGTTCAACAGTGTCATTGTATTGTGGATGTTTTTTGAGCATGATTGCTAAACCGATATTAAATCCGATTTGGTCAGCCCACAACTGCTCCGCAAATAACATAATGAATTGCGTCCAATAAGCAACCGTTAGCATATCGCTTGGATCATCAAAACCGAAAGCGAGGTTCAAGCCGGCAATAGATAAAATTGTCAGCAATAAACCTTGTATGGCATTAAAGCCTATTTTATACTTAGCGGATTCCTTGAGCCCTTTTGGGTCAAGAAGCGCATCAGTAAAATCCTTACCCATGAATACCGACCTCCAAAGCCAGTGGATTAACTTTTCTATATTCTTTAGCTGCTAGCCATTCAAACACTGAAGCAAGTGCGCACGACCCTGCAGACCAAAAAAGAAACGGTACTGCCTTATCAGCTACAATACTCACTAATAATGTAAACACTCCAAGGCCAGCAAACAAAAATGTACGGTTCTTAGCAAATGCTACTCGCTTATCCAGTTTGATTTGAGTGAATTGTTTTTGAATAAAATCCTTTGCTTCAGTGAATAGAATCAAAGCACCGACAAAGAAACCAGCTGATAATTTATCAAGCCATGTTGCAGGTTCGGGGTCTTTGAACAAACCCCATATGATACCCGCAATAACAATTGGCATAATCAATCTGAATAGCGTGTTTAAAGCGTTATAGATAAAGAGTTTTTGATTTGGTGTCATGAGGGATTACACCCCCGACTCCGGAACTTGTTCAGTAGCTGCTCTAAGTTTTGCTAATTTGTCATTTTTGACTTTGGTGAGCGTTTGAACGGTATTCTCTACTACTTTAGACGCTTCTTTTTTCAAGGTGTTAGTAATCGAATTAGTGATGTTTTGAACGATGTTTTTGTCTGCGTCTTTGATAGATAACGCTTCGCTATACATCCGGTGATATTCCTTAGACTCTAAAGCCACTTTTTCGTTATTAGACCCCATGATAAGAATGTCTTGGCCATATGCGTTAACTGCGGCTAATGCATTAGCTTTTGACATCTCAAGCGCTAATTGTAAAATGCCTGGAGCTAAGTCGTTAGATATTGCTTTTACCACATTATCATTTGATGTTTTATTTTGCGTTTGTAAGACTTCGTTGCCTTTAGCTAATAGAATGAATTGAGTTAGTTTTTTAACACCTAAGCCTAATAACCAAAGCAAAATGCCGGCTAATGCAAAGCCAGTTATTCCTAACGGCCAAATCCATGGACCTAGTTTTTCATCAATTAAAGCACCCAATGCAATTTGAAGCGCTTCAGGATCATCAAAAATTTCAGGTAAAGTTGTTACAGGTTCTTCTTCCTCAACCGCCGTTGTGGTTGTGACCTCTTCTAGCGTAGTCGTGGTTGTTAAATCCATTGCTTGCACGCCACCATTCGAAGGGATGATGAACACCGCAAACAACATGACTAGTAATGATAAAATGCTAATGAATAGAATCTTTTTCATTTGCTGCTCCTTCTGCCGCTTGGGCTAGTTGATAATCGACTGATAAGCCAACTACCTTTTTTAATTCTTCGATTTCATTGCCTTGTTTATTGATGATTCCAATGATACCTTCAAGGAACGTTCCTAATGGTGTTCCATCTTTAAACTTGATTTGTGACAAGGGAATGTACTTGAATTGCTCGATGGTGCCTTGCTTTTTGGTGCAGACCAACACACCATCTTGGATGGGGTTGAGTTTTGAGAATTCATACTCTTTATTCATAATAATCCTTCTTCCTTTTATAGAGAATAAGGCGGTTTTACGTTACCGCCAAACGTCAATATTATTTGTTTAACGCTTCTAAAACTTTTTCTCGCCATTGTTCAGGCACTTGCTCGATGGTAAACTTACCAGCCTTAATGCTTTGAACTAACGAATCAATAATCAATTTTTCGTCCATGATTCTTATACCTCAACTTTCGTCCATACGATGTTGGCGTCAACAACCGTAGGAACAATTTTATAAACTTTGCCTGCCGTAGTTCCGCTACCAGCAACGATTAACGGATTGTCGTAATACGTCACCGTAGTCAAACCCCGTAACCCATTCGCATACTTCCACATCGTCAATGGTTTCACAATGCCACTTAGGTTGTATCAACCCTTGACTAGGCTCAACATTTAGTCCGATTTCTTGTTTTTAATTTTAAAACTGTTTCGTTAATTCTCCAGATATTAGTTTGCCCATGAGCCTTTTACCGTTTATGTTTGGGTGAGTTCCATCATAAGTATTACTATTATTTTTAAAGTAATAAACACAATTATATTTGTTTATACCAAGATTTTTACACATATCTACTCTAGGTAAATTGAAGTCTTTTGCAATATCCAATATTCCGTTTGAATATTCAAATATATTTAAAGAATTAACGTTGAATGTTTCGGCATAATTTAAGATTGTCAAACCATCGATATCAACTTCAAATCTATAAATAGGGCTAATAATCATGATTTTTATATGCGGAAAATTGTCTAGTATTTTTTTGATTACATATCTTGTTGCACCATAAAAATTAGTCGTGTCGAACTCGTTTAACAAATTATCATCTAATGGGACACTACCAGCCCAATCGTTTGTCCCCAATGCTATTGTAACAATATCAACTGTATTAAAATCAATTAGTTTAAGTCTTTGAACTGCGTCATATTGTGTTTCATAACCAGATACACCAAATAATGTCGTATCTTGCAAAGTGTAATCTTCACTTACGATAGAGTCCCATAAATTAAACAAGGAAAAACTATTTTTTATTGGGTCTGAATTATAAGCCGTTCTACCACTTGAATAGCCTTGATTATAGACATTAGCCTTTAACGTTTCTTTCATTACATCAGGATAAGCAGAATTAGCAGATATACCATCACCAGTAGCAGTTATACTATCACCAAAGCAAACAATGTTTTTATTTAAAAGTTTTGCTTCAACGTAATTATTCCTATATTCGTTTTCAAATGTAATTAAATGATTAAACACCATCGCCAAAGAACCGTTTAGATTGATGGATTTAAACACTTGATACCAAAACAACATTCTTTCGTTAGAAACACTGTTTATCCCATATAACCCCATGTCAATTATATATTTTTTAGCATTTATACCATCAACATCAAACAAGTAGTTTATTGTTTTGTCATAAAATAATGTGTTGTCTATTTGTGTAAGTGTTTCTGTTTCAGTTATCCATCTAAAAGATATAGAACCACCTGAAAAATATAAAATATTGCTTGTGATACCATCATATATTCTTTCTTCGTGATAAAATGTATGTGGGAATGTTTCTGGTGTTCTAATTCTAACCCAATAGTTATCAAAGTTTACGTTATTTATTGTGTATGATGTTTCGTTTTCATTGTAAACTTCTCTTAACGTGTGGTTGTTGAGTTCAGTGATGGGTAGATTAAGTAATCTTTCAGCAACCGCTTTAGTGGTTGGGTATTTTGTGTCGTTTACTACCGAGAAGTCGGTTGCTTTATTAGTTAAAACTTCATACTTTGCGTCAGTTTCTGTCTTGTCATAAAAGTATAATGCTACCCAATCTTCACTTGCTAAACCACTTACTAAATCATCGAGTGGAACAGTGACTGTCGAGCCGTTTTGTAACGTGAATGTTAAATCTTCGGTCACATCACTGTATGAAGCGCTGACAAACGCCATTTCGGCTGGTAAGTCGATTGTTGTTTGCGTCCCATCGTATTTCGTGATTGTTAAAACGTAAGTGCTTGTGTTCATGGTAATGGTTTTAATAAGTTGTGTTAATTCACTACCAGCAACTTTAGTTGGAACACCATCGTTTGTATAAACATAAATTAAGTCGTTGCTTGCTATTTGGCCACCATCAGTTAAACTGCTTAAATCTTTTGAAAGTTTTAATGCGATTGCTGCCGCTTGATCCGTTGATACAGGTTTATTAACATCTGAAGTATTATCTGCATTGCCTAAACCGACTTGCGCTTTCGTGGTTGAATGAGGGTTGTCAGTTCTCGCTTTGTGCGTATTGGTGTTAGTCATTGCAATCGTATAGAGTTCATCTATCTTTTGCTTTGAATAAACAGGTGTATTTTTTGACGTTGTTTCACCTGTTATGCCAACAATGGCTTCGTGTTCGAGTTTACTTTCAGTTAAGTTACTTATTGCAAGCATAACAGCGTCATAAAGCACTGTGTCTAAATCGTCAGGTACAATGACGTTCGTCGAAGTGTAAACATACATGGATGTTGCAATGGTTGAATGTCTGATGAATGTTTCACCGCTTGGTTCATATATTAAAATAGACAACCCAAGTCCTTTGTCAACTTCTGTTGCTTTGGTAGGAATAGGGATGATGTAACAATACTCATCATCAGGGTCAAGACCATATACACCACCAATAAGCCCTATTTGCACATTATCTCTTCGAGTAAATGTTGCTTTAATTTCCCATCCAGCTTCAACGCCATACAAATAAACATAATTATCACTTGAGTTTTGAATAATACGGTCATTTTCGCTGGGCGTCACAACTTGAACTTTTGTTGTTGGATTAAATGTTATTTTCATTTGTTACCTCCATTTATGAAATAAAAAAAGAAGCTCATTGGCTTCTTTAGTTTGAAATTGTGTTAACGGTGATCGGTGTAGTTGTCTAATACTTCTTGGTCTTCTTTTGGCAATCGCCTTGTTGTTAGCGCGTCATAGGTCGCATCGGCAAAGCCCCACATGATAAGGTAGGGAATAAATAGGAACACTAATTGAACAAATGCTAAAAAAGTAAATTGCTCAAGTCCAATAAGATTAACCGCTTGAATGATTGCGACTATTAGCGCCAAAATAAACATGAGTAAGAAAAAGTTTGCTGCTCGTTTGATTCTATCGGTTTTCAATTTAAAGCCTCCTTTGTTTATTATTAATTATAACGCTTATTTCGTGGATGCGATATATAATTTTACACATCGTTGGCCAGTACCGCTGTTCTGATCGATGTACGCAATACTTGTTAGCATATCTTCTTCAGTGGTTCCTGTTTTACGGTACGCTCTTATTTCAGTAGCATTTCCTACCGTTAAAGCGTAATTATCAATAAAGAGTTCAAGGGTGTATATTCCGGGCTCTACCAATGTTAAACTTACCGATTCTATTCTCTTTGGTCCTAATCCTGGGACATCTACATATCTTGTGTGAATGTCCGCTGTTGAGAATGTATCTTTAAACAAGTTAGATTCTTCGAATAAGATATTTGTAACTTTATACGCTGCCAAATCGTTTTTAAGCGTTAATTGATAGGTAGCGTTGATTAGTTCAGCGGGGTCATGGTAGTGGCTTGTATCGTTGATATTTACGATATTACCAAGTGCATCAAAGTCGCTATCAGATAAACGAGGATAGTTTGTTGCGTTGGCTTTTGTGCTAACTGCGCAAAAACGAATATAGATGTTTTTAGTCTTTCTTGTGTCTGCATCGACATAGGTTATTGGATAGTATCTTACATCACCAACTGCTGTGCCTATGGATGTATCGGCTATTTTGCCAATTACCGAAGCGTGATTGATTTTTAAGTTAATGAATAATGATTTTCCGATTGTAAACACTTGAAGTGGGCTAGCCGAATAAAGATATTCAGAACTATCATCGCCTGTTCTAATTCTTGCTTCAATGATGGAAGTTGGATAAGACGATCTACCATTCTCAAACGCAGCAGTAAGATAACTTAAATATGCTGCATTAAAGAATAGATCAAGTCCTTTTTCTGATTTCAGCGCTTGTGCAGCTGATAAGTTCCTACAAAACCATAATTGCGTTTCATAGTTAACGACTCGATCATATGCTTTGTTATAAGGGATGGTTGGCAATACAACGCCAGCATCCGTATTGATGTATTCTGATTTTGATACCAAGTCATCAGATAAGACAATTGCAGTTTGAATCTTACTGCCATTTATTCTGATACCAACATTTGAAATTACCATTCCGTTGTAAATATTTCCAACTTCAGGAACGTCTGCAATATCATCAAAATCATACGTCATGGACTCTTCAGCATTGGCCATGGAGTCAATATGACCATCGATATTTTTAATAAACGCTTGGCCTGACACGGTGTTTTCGTTTTGTGAGTATATCGAAACCCTGTCTAGATTCAAAGCGTTTTTTGACACGATTACAGGGTCGCTATACGCTGATGCTTGAACAACATAATAATTCAAGTAGTATCTTAGTCTTTGCCGCTTATATGTTGTAGCGATTACTACGCCACCAGACCATACTTTTCGTGTGTAGATATTCGTTGAAGTTAAGCCATCACAAACGCTGATGTTAAAAATCTTCGTTTCGCCCTCTTTGTAATAAAGGGTATTCAGTTGATGTTGAGTAGCACCTCCTGTTGAGTCAGGGTCTAACATCAACCATTCATTGTACTCAACGACATTATATTCAGTCGCAATGTACGTCTTATTGCGGTTGTTCGCATCATCAACGAAGTAACAATACTTGCCTGCTTCAGGTGTGATTTCATTACCGTTCATATCGTAGTAGCGATAATCAGTTCCATCTTCAGGTGTTAGGTAATCCGTTAATACTTTGCCAAAACCAATAGCACGCACTTTGATTGCGTTATCAATCGGTATGCCAATATTAATGACCGCGTTATCAGCTGATATTGTATCATCGTCATTATCGGGTTCGGGTGTGAATCCGTAAATCTTATGATCTGATGGATACCAATTTAAAGCACCGCTTAGCAAGTTCTTAACATGGCCGATTGCCTTGCTTGCAAACGTTGCACCTTTATACTCAGTTGATTTACCGACTAAATCGCCATCGATGGTTGATATCGTTGATGAACCTTTTAGACTCAGTAATCTAAACGTGAATAGTGCATTCCCAGCTGTAATGCTAAACACTGGTTTAAACTTCACACCTAGCATATCGCCAATAGCGATAATATTGTCTAGGAACGCGTTTGAACTTACTTGGTATGATTGATTCACCCAATTAGCTAAAGCAACGCTATAGCCGTAACTGGTTGATATTGATATGCTAATTAATGATTTTGTTAATGCTAATAGACGTGTAAAGAATTGAGATAACGTATATTCGTTTGCAGAAAAGAAAGCGGTTTGAATATAAACATCTCTAAAGTAACATTCGAGAGGTTGAACCGTATAACTGTGATAGCAATACTCCGCTATGCCACTTCGTTCTATCTTTCCACCATCAACGATAACAAATTGATATATTTTGGAATCAATAGTTATTTGAATAATTGTGCCTGGTGTTAAGGATGACTTTGCGACATCGGTTGAGCCAGACATATATAACATGATTGAATAACTTGCCATTGATTCATTTTTTAAAGACTCACCGATATTAAGCTGTGAAACTAGTTGGCCGTAAGTAACCCATGACCATGTACTACCGCTTTTATCCGCTTTTTGAATCGTAACGTTCATGTGATCACTTCTTTTCTGATAATTTTAAACGACCGTATTTGTTATATGATATTTCAGTGTTATATCCGATAGTTAATTGCCCTGACATCATCTTGATAATGTCAAGCTCGTTATAACTCTTCGCAATTTCTTTCTTTTCATCAGCGTTGCCTTTTAACCATTTAACAGCTTCAGCGATCGCTTTGAACAACGCTGTAGTAATTGCGGTTGGATCCATTGCAGCTGCTCTTGAAAGTAAGAACGCCCACTCTGCACCTTGTTGTAATCCGCTTGCCAGTTCCGTATTCCCGAATGCGGATATAAGTCTTGAAACACCTGATACCATTAATTGAGCGCTAATGCCGCTCATAAATGCATCTGAACTATTGAATTGGCTTCCTGAACCTCTAACTTGACTTGGAAGTGCAGCCCCTCCAGGAGCGTTACCCCCACCATAACCGTAAGCATCTAATATGCTATTGAGTTCAACTATAATTCTTGAATCTTCCATGAATTATCAACTCACAATCTCATCAAGCAATAAGACTGAAAATGATATTGTTTCCGTTGGATCATCGTCATAGTTAACACCGCTTATTTTAGCGTTGTAGTACTTTGTGATTGATAACGAAGTCACTGTTATTTTAACTTGGCAATCAAACTTTGTTGCCGTGTCAGCTGAATAGAATAGATTTAACAAATAGTTATGTAAAAGGTCATTCAGGATTCTTTGAACTGAAAAAGCTTTAGTTCTCCCAACTGCGTCTAAATCATATTTTGGAATATCTTTCCCAACAAGTTTCGTTGGAGTAAGTGCTGGTTGAATGGCTGATTGGCCTCTGATTCTACCAAGCAATGGATAATACTCAAAATGTGGTTGAGTGCCAGTCGTTCCAACTATTTTATAAACAATAGTACTTGATTCTGTCAGCGTTGCTTTTAATACTGTACCGACAGGGTAGCCAGTAGCAGGGTGAACACTAAGCCATGTTGTTAGCATGGATAAGTTTGTTTGATATATATTGCTAAGTTTTAGTTCCCCAACAGCTTCATTCCAGTCATCTTCAATAGCATTTAACCACGCTCTCGTATCAAGGTCTGGCTCCGTTCCGTTTTCTAAGTTTATATAAAACGCCTGATCTTCCATCGGGATATTCGTTGAATAAAAGATTGAACCAATAACAACGAAATCACGAACCATGATACTTTCTTCTTTGTAATCAAGCCCAGCTTGTGCCTTCACAACAACGCTATAAGGCTCACCTTGAGGTTTTGCACTTTGCCACGATATTCGGTACTGATAAGTGATATCGCTCTCTGCAGGCTCAGTATCTCTTGTATCGGTGGCACTTGCTACTCGGTCTTGAGTGAGTGTGCAGTAATCTCTTAAGATACCAGCGAAAGATTGAATGTAGTTAACATCAACTCTGAATATCATCATCAAGGATTTATTCCAAGCCATAACGTCTTTAGTTCCGGTTGGTCTATCATCACCCGTTTGAATCACTGACGAGATTGAAAAGCGGTTATCGGTTTTGTCTTGGTACCTTAAATCGTTAGCGAGTTTAATTGTGTATTCTTCAGTTGTTGAGTTTGATGCATAAGCAGTTAGAAGGCTTTGTATGTCGGCCTTGATAATTGGTTTTAACAATTGTTCTAATGTTGCTTTCATGGTAACCTCCTATATTGCGTATTGATTTGCTGCTGAATCGAATTGATTATTAAGTAGCATTTCAGTTGTTCCTGTTATTCTTGCATAATCGTCTTTGGTGATAACACCTGACATGATTGATTGAATAGTTGGTATAACTTCAATAATGGCGTTTTGGATCCATTCTTGATTAGGGTTTTGTTTGCCACCCCATCTTGGTGATATCCACGGTTCATTGGTATAAATTGCATAAGGCGCAGGTTCACCACCAATAACGATGATTGGATAACCCGTTGTTTCTGAATAGGCTTTGCGAATGCCGTTGACTGCGAGATTGAAGGATTTCTTAGGCGCTTTGACTTGAAGCCACAATACTAGAAAGTCCGCTGTTTGTTCGAGTCTATCAAAGTATGACAAGCCATTACCAACAACAACAGCCATGATGATTAACTCAAGGCGATATACGCCACTCCTCTGATATCATCAATCGATACTTGCTCAACGTTCCGTAGTGCTTCTTTGTATAGCACTTTGCATCCATGCTCTATGCCTTCAAGTTTCGAAAGGTTCGTTGATGCTAAAACAACGGAGTACTTAACTCCTTCAATAGCGGTTCTGAATTCTCTAGTTGCTTGTGATGGGCTTGATTGCTTCGCCCAAAAGTCCGTACTTTGTGATGAACTTCTTCTTTCTTCACCATCAGCTGTGTCAACGATAGGATACCATTTAAGGTTTAAGGGTTGCCCTGCTCTCATCTCTGCCATGTCAATTACCTCGTGGAGCAAATGATTTTAGAGTAAAGCAACTTCTTAGCCATTGGGGCTAGGTGCCTTTTCTCTACATCAGCTAAGTTATTGTACCCGCCAGTCGTTGCATCATATCCGGATTGATTTTTAAAGTTACCATTCTCAAGGATCCAATCCGCTTGCATCATTGCTGCGCGGTTGATAATAGCGTTTTGAGTTTCTGATATGTCTTTGAAATCGATATGGCCGAAATCATTGGCACTGATAAAGTCTTGAATATCCTCAACGCACCGATTGATAAAACGGTCAACCTTGCCTGCTTCATCATCTTCAGGTGCTAGTCTTGCATCTAACAACTTGCCTGTATATGTTTTAAATTCGTCTGACGTGAACTTGGTATAAATCATGTATAGCACCTCTTTATTTTGGCTTGTGATGGATTTTGTTGGAGTCGAACCAACTGTACCGCTAAACCCATGAAAAAGCCACAGCACTAGGCCATGGCTTTGATGAATGGAGTACTACTAGGCTTTGTGGTGCAAATAAAGCATATTGGCTTTGTTTTCGTACAAATCGCAATAGCCATATTTCCAGTTGCCAACGTACCAGTTGCGCGTTCTCGCTGTTGGTGCATCAATTTTAGTTTCTTGACGTTTGATAGCTTGAATGATGCAAAGAGGGTGAATGATCATGAAGTTGATATCTCTTCCTGAAGTTTCATGGAATGTGAACACAAGAGCACCTGCTCCGTTTGCTACAGTTCCGCTTGTTGGCCAAGTTGGAGCTGTTGATCCTGATGTACCAGCGGTTGTGACTTTATAAATCTTGCCATCTGCTTCGATCATGTCGTTGACTGAGTAAGCATGGGAAGCTTCAAATGCATCGTATTGAGAACCTTTGCGAATGAATCCGCCTGCTTCTTGGCCGGTTCCGCCAGTTAAGAATGAAATCTTAGTGAAAAATCTATCTGCAGGAACTGGAATAATTTTAGAAAATTTTGACAATGTTTCACGAGATTTTGTAGTATCCATGTTTTCAACAGCACGATATTGAGCCGCTTCAACGAATAAGATACGTCCGTTTGATGGTGCTTTACCATCCAAAGCGCCTTGCCCAACGTTAATAGCTGCAACTAAAGCAGCTGCATCTGACAATGTCGCTGGGGTTCCAATAACTTGAATACCGGATTTTTGTGAATATTTAGCAAAACGATAAGCATCAACTTCAGGAGTTGAATGTAAGACTTCGTAGTCTGCTAGGACGTCTTGAGCCAATCCGCCAAATTCTTCTTCATCGAGTGCATCGATTGGGAATGTTCTACCACGATCGTAATCAGGGTCGACAGTTTCCCATGCGCCTGTTACTTCGCCTTCTACAAGATTTCCACCCCTAGCCATGTCAGCAGGTCCTTGTGTTGAAATCTTTTTGATTTTCATTTGTTTGCCAACGATTTGGACGTTAGCTGGCTTTGAATCTAGGAATGATGTTAAACTTCCTTCTTTGTAAATTAAATCTAACGCTTGAAGATATTGTACTGGTAATGAAATAGCCATATGATTTGGCCTCCTTAAATTATTTTATTTCGTGTCCGAGATAACTGGATGCGATTGCTTTTGCTTCATCGAGTACGGTTTTACCACCAGGAGGTGTAATAGGGTTACCTAAACGATCAACTGCTGGTTGTTGCTGAACATCACCAAATAAGAAACTTTTCTCTTTAATGATTGGTTGCATGATTGCATCGAATCCTTCAAACTTATCATCCTTGATAGTTAATTTACCAAGTGTTTCAGCATCGAATAAGGATTTAGCAAGTTTTAAATCTTTAGGCTTATAACCGCTTAACGAATTCGTCAATGCGAATTCACGTTGTTGAGCAACGATTTGAGCCTCATATTTAGTTGTAGCTTCTTTATGTTGAGTCTGTAAATCTTGGATTTGTTTTGTCAAAGCCTCACTTCCTGCAGCAAGTGGCTTTAACGCTTCTAAATCGGTTACGGACTTTTCATAATCAGCTTTGTATTTCTTTTCGCTTGCGCTGACAGTATCGAATCTACTCTTAGGAATGTAATCTTCCGTTGGCACAATAGACACCTTTTGGTCTTTGAGTGCTGCTTCTAGAGTTTTTACGATATCGTCTGGAAATAAGGCTTTTAACGCCTCATGAATTGATAATGCCATTTTGTTACGCTCCTTCTTATCACTTTTTATCGTTGTACTTGCCAACGTTAAAGGGCAGCAATCTTTCGTTTGCTATACGTTATCTTTTAGGCTTTCGCCTTTGAAACCTTTATTGCAATGCTAAATCAGTTTCACTCTCAGTCACTCTTGTACGCCATTCATAGAACGGGCGTTTATTTGACAACGAGAATGATTTGTAACGGTCAAGCGTTGAATGCCATTGCTTGTTTAACTGATTGGCAGCGGCTTTATCGCCCGCTTGATTCGCTAACTCTTCTTGAGTCTTAAGATTGCGAATGTCACGTTCATAGAGCCTTTGGCGACTTGTGATAGCATTCTCTCTTTGAATGGTTTCTCGGTCATAATCTTTAGGCGATCGTGAGTTCGGTTGGTACTCAATTAAACGATGACGGCAATTGTAACCATTGATGATTCCGTTGCCATCGCCTCTTGGGCCGTCTTGAGCCTCAATGAGTGGTGAGTATGGAATACCATCGTCAGTCTTTCCAGATGTTCCATCAAGCGAGTAAAGCCTACCTTGATATGGAGCACATCTTCCTGAAGCATCCGCATGGCTCGAAGTCCATACGAGCTTAACACCATCTTCTTTGAGTCTTGCAACATCCTTAAGGTTCTCTTCGTACCTAACTTGCATCTCTGCGAAGTTGCGAACGTTGATAGTATAAGGCTTGCCGTTTTTATCAACTCTTGAAAGATTAGCAGTATCACTTGCAAGGCGCTTAATTTCGCTTTTAACGCGTTTTTCGTAATCATTGATAACCTGACTACCGATTTTATCTACAGTGAGCAGTGGGCGAAATCTATCGATAATAGCCTTGCTTTCAGTTGCAGGCTTACCTGC